TGATTGCTTTATGTAAGTAAGATAAACAAGTTCCTTTATTACGATCAAATAAACCAGAGGTTACATACGCAATTGAGTCTTTTGCAATCTTGATTGATTTTGATTTTCCAGAGCCCGGTGGTGAGTATACACCAATAGGATAGTTTGGTTTTGGAGTGTATATGTAAAATTCTTCTATATCTGGATAATATGCTTTTTCTACGTCTTTAATACTATTAAGATCAATTATTCCATTACCTCTATCTTTACTATTTTTCTTTTCTTGCCTGACGAATTTCATCTTCATCGGGTCAATATATCTTAATTCTTGTATTCCATCTTGAGGCCTCTTGACATCAATAACTTTCATATAATATAATCTACCGTCAATATACCAGTTTCTAAAAATTTCATGTGACTTCTTATCAAAGTCCATTATTTCTTTAATGTGTCTAAATTCTTGTCGAATTTTATCCTTTATACTATCACTCGCATTTACATTAGAAAGTTCTATTTCTATCGGTGAATCATACAGGTCACTAACGATTGCTTCATTAACAACATCTTCAATAGCATTATCACACTCAGGGTGTAAGGCCATTTCACGATATCTTTTAATTAAATCGTATTCTGTTCTGTATACTCCTTCTATATCAACATACTGTCCATAAAAACCAGACTGTATAAAATAGTCAACCCCGTCCTCGTTATTAGGAGGAACAGGGGAGACTATCGAATCAGGTTTTTTTTCTGAATCGTCAATAGAGAAACCAAAAAGTTTAGGCATTGTATAACGTCTTTATAATCTATTATACACTATTTATCAAATAATTCAATAGTTTAATTAATTGCCTCACCGCCAGCGTTAGCTCCGATGCCTTTGATTGCTTCCCACCACTGAACTTGGAACTCAACGGTGAACTCTTCAACACTGTCTACAGTTTCGTAACTGAGGTCAATTGCTGCGATATTCGTTGGGAATACATCATGGAACTTGTAGGTTCTAAGTGTAGATCCGTCACGGTCTAACTGATGAACATAAGCATCTGGTTGATATGCTGCTGGATCTTGTGCTCCAGTTGCATCTTCCATCTTGTTTATAAAGTTCATCCATTTTTCCATTGCGGAACGGATAGAGAAGTCAACGTCGTTGATTACGGTGACTGTCCATGTATCGAAGGTTCTATCACCAGCAATCTTCAGGATCCTACCCCTGAAGTTAACATCAATTGGTGTGATGTTAGATGCTGGTAACTGAGCTGCTTTAACTAAGAACCTTGATTTTTCTTTAACGTCATTCTCAATCGCTATTGGATCTGGGAAGACGAGTTCCACCTCGAACAGATTCGGTCTTGCACCGCCACCGGACATTTTGCTCTTGAAGTCGGTGATCGTTCTGAGTGGTGGTCTGTTAAATTGGGTTGCCATTTTTCTTTATACCTTTAATTAAACAGTTCCAATGACTTCATCGAACGAGATGCCAGTTCTAGTGGCAACGAATGTAAGACCAATAAAGTTAATCGATCTTGCAGGTTTGATGAATATATCTGCAATGAACTCGTTATTATCTATGATGGCAGCAGTGTTATTTGTTTCGTCACAAACAACTCTGAAGTCAAAGATTCCTCTCTTGGATTGTACATCACGTAAGAAAGGTTCGACAATGTTCACAAAGTTAGTTCTTGTGATCTCATCGTTGAATTCAAAGAGTTGATCTTTCGCTGCAGCAGATATTGCTTCTTCTAGGAAGATAAACAATCTACGTACGTTGATACGATCAAATGCAGATGATTTTCCAAATCCAGTCTTATCACCGAATAGAACTATACCAGCTCCGGGTGAGAAGATAACAGGGTTGATTCTATTACTGTATAGAATATCTCTCTGTGTTTGGTTTGGTGTGTATGCAAGTTTGACTGCATTGAGGATTCCACCTCTTGCTGTTCCTGCTGGTGAGAACCAAGGGAAGTTGTTAATGTCATTTCTTGCACAAGTTCCAGCAATGTCACCATTTAGTGGGACATATCTGAATGTGTCTGTAAATCTATCGAACATATATTTGTATCCACTATCGAATACTCCATATGTTGTAGATGTGATTGGAGCATAGTATCCAACCAAGTTATTTGTGATGTCAGCAGAAGAGTTTATTGTACCTGTACCAACTGAAGAATCATTTAAAAATGCTCCTCTATATGGTGAGATAAATGCTACTACATCTTTTCTAAGTTCAGCGATTGCAATAAGTTTATTTGCGATTGCTTGTGCCTCATGTTCTGGATAGTTTCCTGAACCCATGAGTAAGAAGTCAATATCAAATTGTTCCTTATCTTCAAACAAGTCATATCCAGCAGTAATACCACCAAGACTTGCTTTCATAGCACCAGCTGATGTGATATCAGATCCACCACCGTAGTTTTTACCACCTTGTAAAGTAAAGATCTTATTACCACCTGCACCAAAGTCAATACCCTGTGCATCCTGATCCCAACCAATGTCAGTGTTTTTAGTAAATCCACCAGCTTGGAATGATGTGGTTGTAATACCAGATGTTGATGCTTGTGGGCCACCCATTCCAAAGATGTTATCTGAATTGTTGTACAGATACTTTCTCCAGTATGATGGTGAACCTGCTGAGAACTCAGCGTCATTTGCCTTTGATAGACCGATGTGCTTCTCAAGAACAGTTCCTGCATTTCCAGTTACAGTTCCTTTGTCGTCTATGACAACAACATGAACTTCGTCATGTCTTGAACTTCTTGCTGCTGCATATGCAGTTGTTGTTGGTCTCTCTGCGATGTTGTTCCAACTTATTGTTGAGTTACTTAAAGCAATCTTCTGTTGATCGAACCAATCTAATGGTGATGCAGAAGTGGTTGTGTTACCACCACCAGCGTTTGAAGTTGCTCCAAGACTGATCACACCAGCACCGAACTTGTAAATTCCACTGGGTTGATAGTCTTTTGTAGTCTCAATACCTGCGTTAGATACATGAGATACAAACTTGATACTAGCAGATGTTCCATCTTTCTCAGTAACAATACCTTTAAAGTATCCATCGAGTAGAGTGGTTGATCCTGCTCCTGCTAGAACTGTTCCTGCAGGGACTGCTTGTGTTACACCAACACCAACAACATAAGAACTTGTACCAAGAGTAACTATCTGGTCTGCTCTTCCGTCAATAATAGCGACCTTAAGATCATTTGCCCATGATCCGGGATTACGTGCTGCTACTACAGTGTTTGTTAAAGCATTCAGATCATAAGCTTTGTTGTTATAATCTTCTGTGCTTAATATTTTTATTTCTGGCGATCCGTCGTCAGTTGCGTTTTTTAGGTCAGCGTCGTCAGACCTCACAACACTCAAGATACCTCCATATGCTAGATATGAGGACGCAGTTAACCAATATTCGTAGTGTTTATCTACATCAAGTGGTTCACCGAACGTATCTATTAAGCCTTGTTCGTCTTCAATAGTGATAGGTTCGTTAATTGGCCCTTTCTGAAAAGGAGCAACAATTCCAGCAGCCTTTGTGGTTGCTGTATCGACTCTACCAATAGTAAGATCAACTTCCCTAACAACGAGGCCAGGAGATGCTAAATTTAGAGGCATCTTGTTTCTCCGTTTATCAGAATTAATCTAAAAATATTTAGTAAAACCTATGTTTTTAGTGGGGAAACGATGCGTGAACTACCAATCTGGATAAAGAAAGTTAGCAAGAAGTATTATTAAAGCGAATAATATAAAGTAAACTACTATCATACTACCAATCTGGATATATCCAATTGTTTGATATCTTCTTAGATTTTACTCTTTTCTTTGTGCAATCCTTACATTCATAGGAATATGCAGATAATAATGTTCTATTCTTTCTTGTCAAATAAAAATCTTCTGTCAAACTTTTTACCTTTCCACAGACTCTACATTTTCTTTCTGTGAGTAATAGATCTCCTAATTCAAGTTGATCATCAAAATCCATTAGATCACCTGAATAACTGCAACTATTTCAGGGAACTTCATCGTAAGATGTCTTTCAATACCCATCTTAAGGGTTTGTGCACTCATTACACAAGTTTCACAAGCACCACTTAATCTTACTTTTGCTATAGCTGCTTCTTCTCCTTCTCTTACACCATAATACATCCTGATGTCTTCATCTAAATCGTCATCAAGTTCAATAAATTCTAAGTAACCACCGTCTGCCTCAACATACGGTCTGATTTCATCTAGAGAATCATTAACCTCTTTTGGTGTGGGCATCATTTGGTGTTTCCAACTTCTTTAATAATTTATAATCCAAATGAATCCCTTTGTGTCTGAGAAGTATAGCCTTTGCCATAGTCATCTCTGTACTATAAAATACGATGGTTTCATTTAATCCTGAATCACCACTCATAAATCCTCCTAAAAACAACTTTTATATTTCCCCTCTACTTCCAAATATAACCCATAACCTAATTATTTACAAGTTTAAGATTTGCTTTAGATTTATTCCCACATATATGACCGATCACCATACTCATCTGTCTTCCATAAATCACCATCTTGATCTACAAATGTATCATCATCAAGTCCATCTGACATAAATCCAAACGGTGCCATATCCTGTTCAATTTGATTCTTTTGTTCCTCATATAATCTCTTTCTTACATCATTATCAGTCATTTCTTTAAAGTAGTCTTGTGCAACTAACCACGCAAACAACACTAAACACATAGCTAAATCGTCATTACATCCTTCTTCTGCCTCAAATGAGTTATGTTTTTGAGAAAAAGTAGTTAATTCTGATATAATTTCATAATCCTTCACGAGTATTTTATCATCCTCTAGTAAAGTTTTGAGGTTTGAACACCCTAATTTTTTCACAGCAGCTGTAGTTCGGACACCTAACTGTGTCTTTTTACCAGAAAATCCTGTTCCAACTACCTGCCCATTACGACCTCTCATAGATGCCATCAAAATATTTTCATACTCTAAATCATAATTTAAAATTGATGCAACCTGATCTCCTATATCATTTACTTCAACTAAAAGAAAAGCATTGTTATATCCCTTCGCAACATCAAGAATTACATTTGGAAATAACATTGGTTTTATTTCATTGTTCCGATACTTAGCAACTATATTATATGGAAACTTTGTGATATCAAATACTATAAATGCCGAGTAATCATTACCTAATCCACGAGCTACGTCAACTGTTATAAGATAATTGTGATCTTTTTGTGGAGGTTCATGAATATCTAAACCTGCATTTTTCTGTATCGGATTTTCATATACTAAATTTTTTAATTTTGCAGGACTAATCAGAGTATTAACAGAACCTAAAAACTCACACTCAAACTCAACCTTGAACTGAGCCTCTGATGTGTTAGCAATCGTTTGTTCTTTCCATACTTGATCTCTACCCGGAACTTCAGACCAGTGAACTTCAGTTGGAATATATTCATTCTTGTCTCT